CCATATATCCGCCGTGTATACGACGATATGGCGAGCAATGAGTGGTGGGTCGCGGACAACCACACGTTTGATGTGATCTCCCAACGGGCGGACGGCACCCGGCACCGCCTGTATCTGACCGCATTTTTTGACGCCCGCAGTGGCATCTTTACCGGGTGCCACATCACGGACGCGCCGTGCTCTCAGGCGACGCTGGTCGCCCTGCGCAAGGGCATCCTACAATACGGCATCCCGGATAATATCTATGTGGACAATGGACGCGAGTTCCTAACCCACGACATCGGTGGGTTAGGGCACCGCGCCAAGCGGCCCAAGGACGGACGGGAGCGGTACGCCCCGCCGCCCATATTTGAGCGGTTGGGGATCAAAATGACCAACGCCATCGTGCGCAACGCCAAGGCTAAGATCATTGAGCGGCGATTTAGGGACATCAAAGATCATTTGAGCCGTCTTTTTACCACCTATACAGGCGGCAATGTCGTCGAGAAGCCGGAGTGCCTCAAGCACATCCTCAAGGATGACGGCAGTATCCCAACGGACGAGACGATGGTGCAGGCCGTGACGGAGCTGCTGGAGTACTACTTTAACCGGCAGCCCTACGGCGGCACAGTGGCCGCCGATCGTGGAAAGCCTCGGATGCAGGTATACAACGAGCACCTGCAGCGCAAACGGGTGGCCTCAGCAGACGAGCTGGCGCTGATGCTCATGCGCAGCAGCCGTCCGCAGCAGGTCGGCAGGCGCGGCGTGCATCTGGATATTGCCGGGCAGCGGATCGACTACTGGACGGCTGATATGGTCAACGCGCTGCGCGGGCAAGAGGTATATTACCGCTACGATCCCGACGACCTCAGCGAGGTCAGGCTCTACGACCTGCAGGATCGTTACCTGATGACTGTGCCCGCCGACAATACAGCGGTGCTTACCTACGGCACCAGCCAAGACGAGGTCAAGGAGGCCATGGGCAAGGTCAAGCGCATGGAGCGGGTCACCAAGGAGGCGCTGGAGTACAGCACCCTCCCGATGATCGGCAAGCAGACGGCCCTCAATCTGGTGCTGCAGCAGGCCCACATCAACCGGGAGGCGCAGATCATCCCGGACGCCGACCCCAAGATACTGGACGTGCAGCGGGCGGCGGACAATACGGAGCCGCTGCTCAAAGCGGTGGGCGCGGACGACCTAGGCCGGATGGTGCGCAACGCGGAGCAGCGTGATCGGCGGCGCGGTGGAGAGGAGGACGACTATGGACTCTGATCTTACCCGGCTGCGGGACAGGCTCAACGCCTGCGCGGACGACCCGGTGCATGATGCAATGGAGCTGCACCGGCTGCAGGCGCAATATTACAAGGCACTCCGGCGTCGGATCGACGCCACGATCAATATATCAGTAGACGACGAAGATATTAAGGAGGACGATCAGGATGAGTAAGGCCCATAACGCGGAGCTACAGGCCCGCGTACAGCAGTACTTACGGGAGCATGGGATGAGCCAGGCCAAGCTTGCGCAGGTGACCGGGATCAATAAGGCGATTATCAGCCAATGGCTGCGCGGGCAGTACACCGGGGACATCGCGGGCGTAGAGCAGGCGCTGGAGGAGTATCTGCGCACGGCGGTGGAGCATGAGCAGGCCCGCGAGACGGCGCTGCCCATGGTCGCCACGCAGGACTATATCCCGACGTCAATCTCTGAGGACGTATACAAGATGATCAAGTATTGCCAGCTGGAGCGCGGCATCATGATCGCTCACGGAGACGCGGGGATCGGCAAGACCAAGGCCGCGCAAAAGTTTGTACGGGATAACCCGACGCAGAGCATCTACATACAGGCGACCCCCAGCACAGGGACGCTCGGCAACATCCTCAAGCTGCTCGCGCGGGCGCTGCGTATCCCTGAGACGCGCAGCAAGCTCGACCTGCTGACCAACATCCGGGCCAAGCTCGATGGCAGCAACAAGGTCATCATTATCGATGAGGCCCAGCACCTCAAGCTCTCGGCACTAGAGGAGATCAGGACTCTTGCCGACCCCAACACCATCACCGGGCAGGAGGGCATCGGCATCGTGCTGATCGGCAACACGGAGGTCTACGGACGCATGATGGGGCGGCAGGAGGCGCGGTTTGCGCAACTGTTTAGCCGGGTCAAATTTAACCGCTACTATAACACGCAGCGGATTAAGCGCGCGGATGTGGAGATGCTCTTCCCCGCCCTTGCGCAGGCGGGAGAAAAGAGAGCGGTTGACCTGCTGGAGGGCATCTGCCGGAGCAAATTTGGCGTGCGCGGTGCGGTTAATGTATACAATAACGCGGTCAACAGCGACGACATCAGCTATGACAGCCTGTATGCGAGGGCTCGCAACCTCGGCATCGGCATGGTGGTATGAGGAGGGTCAATATGGCAAGATGGACACGATCCGGGCTGGTTTTTGCGGGCGGATTGCTCGCGGGGATGCTAGTGGTCAACATCGTCAATATCATCGGGTATTGGCACGGCGGGATGCCGGGAGGAGAGATCGTCGGCCTGCTGATGATCCCCTTGTTGCTGTATGCGGGATGCATCATCGGGCAGGAGCGCAAGCAGCCCAAGACCTATCAGAGAGGCTATCGCAAGGGGTATCAGGTGGCGGCCAGCCGCCCTATATCCCCTGTTAATCATGATAGTACGGGGCAATAAAGCCCCGCCTTAATGCAGCTGCCGCAAGGCAACGGTCGCAAGCCCGTGCAAATGCAGAGCGGGGACAATATTACATAGAGGAGGCGATACCATTGCAGATCGACAGGTGCGAGAGCGATCTCAAGCCGGGCGACAAGGTCGTCATGATCGGCGGAGACGGCACGCAATACACCGTCGCTGGCACGCCATATTACATGCGATGGCTGGATCAGTGGCACGTATGGCTTAAGGAGTTAAGAGATCACTGCAACGTGGACAAGCTGCGTAAGGTGGAGGAGGATGGGACGGATGGTTAATTTTTGGCTCGGTCTGTTTGCCGGGGTGATCCTCGGCTGGATATCCCTCCTGACGCTGGCGCTCTGGATCACATATAAGCACCGGGGTGATAAGCGATGAGGAGGCACAGTACGCAATATCGATACTATGTGCGGGGATGTGGGCTAGGTATACTTGCGACAATGGTGTGGCTAATCTTAGCGATCCATGATCATATCATCATCGGTTGGATCGTTGCCGATCTGGTTATCCTGCTACCATGCCCACCGCGCGACATACAGGAGGATTAAGACAATGACCTACACACGACGGATCAGCAGCAAGGGCGGGATCACGATCCCGCAGCGTCTGCGGCACGAGGCCGGGCTGATACCCGGCATGGCGGTCGACATCGTGGCGATCCCCGGCAGATACAGCACGGAGATCAGCCTCGGTATCCGGCCCCATGCCCCGACCTGCCGCCGCTGCGGCAGCATCGAGGGCGTGATTGACGCCGAGGGCATTACCGCATGCCGCAAGTGCCTGCGGGAGATGCTGGAGGTAGTATCAGAGGAGGATGGCAATGGATAAGACGACGCAGTACGTCGATGAGTATGCTGTCCTCACCCAGCACATGGCACGGCTCAAGGGCCGCGCCGAAGAACTCAAGGCATATTTTGAGCGCCTTGCGGTCGCCGACCTCAAGGACACCAAGCTTAAGACGATGGAGTACATGGGCAGCAAGGGCGGACGGGTCACGGTCAGTGTGACAGAGACACCCAAGCTGGGATCAGGTAATATGCTGCGCGGCTTGCTCGGCGATGTCGCTGAGGACTATATCAAGACCGAGACGGTCGATAAGCCTAAGGAGGATTGCAAGCGGCTGATCGTCATGGCCTGTCAGGGCAGTTACATTGAGGGCAGCCTTGACCAGACGATCCGGGCGATCACGGACGATGATCAGGTTGCATCCGTCCTGCACAAGCGGCTCAAGGGGCAATATAAGAGGGACATGGCGACGCTGATCAATGTAGCCGGGCTTGACGCCCAGCGGGCCAGCGAGGAGGCATACCTCACGGCGGAGATCATCAACTATGAGTGGATGACGCAGGTGCTCCGGTCGACGGGATGGATGGGCAGCGTCCAGCAGGCGGTGGATATCATTAAGGCCGCCGCCCGCGTCGAGGAGGGCATTAAGGTCTCGGTCGAGACCATCTGAGGATCAGGAGGGACGGATTATGCAGGCAGCTAAGACGATGATGGACGCAAGGCAGCGGGGCCGGATATTTGGCGCGGCGCGCGGACTCGGGATGACCAACGACGACCTGCACGCGCTGGCCGCCGACCTGACGGGCAAGGAGAGCCTCAAGGGCCTCACGGCCAGCGAGGCCGAGACGCTCATCCGGGAGCTCCAGCGGCGGCAGCCGCCCGCCCCTCCCGCCCCCAAGGCGCGCAAGCCACGTCAGCACCCTGAGCATCCGGGCGGGCCGACGTCGGAGCAGCAGCGTAAGGTGTGGGCCATGATGTACGACCTGCAGGCGATGGACACGGAGCCATCGGGCCAGAGCCTCGGCGAGCGGCTGAGCGGCATCATCCGCAAGGAGCTGCACGTCAGCGCTGCGGCCAGAGACCCGTTTGCATGGCTCACCTGCGAGCAGTGTAGCAGGCTCATCGACATCCTCGACAAGGGTTATGTCCCCAATGTTTTCCGCGCCCGCCAACGCGGGCCGAAGGGAGGCGGCAGAGGTGGCGGATAACCTGCTCGACCTGATTACGCTGGATGACTTAGACGAAGAGCAGCGTCAGCTTGCGGAGCTGATTGGGCTAGAGGCATATAAGGCCCTGATCAACTCTTACGCGGGGACATATCTGTACATCCCTAATGCCGACCGCTACGAGCGCATCATACGCGACCGTAATATACGGGCGGAGTTTGATGGGTACAACTTTAAGGAGCTGGCGATTAAGTACGGATTGACAGAGATATGGATCAGGCGTATAGTAGCTGATGAGGTTAAGCTGCGGCGCGTAAAGCCGATTGACGGACAGGTTACCTTTTGGGGTCAGGATGATCCACCTTAAGCAATTTAATAGCGCCGTTATAGGGTTTTGAGGTATAACTGAGACATCAGTTATACCTCATATTTTTTGGGCGGGGGAAAATGCATGAGCGAGTGGGCTAAGGTGCTGGTGCCGATTGGCGCAACGTTGATTATCGCGATCATTGGATATTTCTTGCGGCAGTCTTTTACACGGATTGACCGCATGCACAGCGAGATCGCGCAGCTGCGGCAGGACACTGTCAGGCGCGAGGAGTACGATAAGGCAATCGACGAGCTGCGGGACGACGTCAAGGATATCCGCGACAACTACATTAAGCGGGATGATTTTTATCGGGAGATCAGTAAGCTTGACCGTAAGCTCGACGCAATACTGGATAAGGTGATTGTCATGATAAGGAGGCAGCAAGATGAGCAATGAGGAGCGGGCGCGGCTGCGCGCGGGCAATTTTATCCACAATAACGGGCTGGTGCTGAGGATCATCAATATCCTGCGGTACAAGTATAACCGGCTCACAGGCGTCAAGGACGTGGTCGCAAGCCACGGCGTGAGCGAGGACGAGTATCTTGACTCCGTCAACTTTCTGGCGGAGGAGGGCTACATCCACCTCCGTCTTACGGCAGACAAAACGCCCGCGTCGCTGGCGGATAACGACTACCGGGATATCGAGGCCAAGCTCACCGGCAAGGGCATCCGCCTGCTCAACGGCGGTCACAAGGACGATCAGGTCGAGGTGTAAGGGATGGCAGAGAGGCGCAACCGCAAGCATAGTAAGATCGACGCCCTGCCGCCCGATATCAAGGCGGCAGTGGAACAGATGATGCTCGGTGCTGATATCTATGACGACATCGTCGCATATCTCCGGGAGCAGGGCTACTCGATCTCAAGGTCGTCCGTCAGCAGGTATGCACGGGCCTATCTCGCGGAGCGCGAGGCGCTTATCGTCGCCAACACCAACATGCGCAACCTGCTCGAGGAGATTAACCGGTATCCCGATCTGGACACCACGGAGGCCATCGTGCGGGTCGTCTCGCATAACGTGCTGAGCACATTGAGCGCCAAAAGCGACGACGAGTGGCAGGAGGTCGACCTGAGCAAGCTGCTCAAAGAGGCCAACGCCCTCGTCCGGGCATCGGCCTACAAAAAGCGGATCACCCTGCAAAATCAGGACGCGCTGGACACCGGGCTCGACGCGGTCAAGGGGCTGGTATTTGCCGAGCTCGCTAGGGAGCGGCCCGACCTATACAAGCAATTGGCCGAGTATGTGGATGCCAAAAAGGCGATCGGGATCACCGAGGGAGGATAACCTATCATGTGGTATGTCTTACAGGTCAAGACCGGAGACGAGATCAAGGTGCGGGACGCGCTGATTACCAAGGGCGTGCGGGCACTGGTGCCGCAGGAGGACAGGATCGTGCGTAAGGACGGCAAGTGGGGTCGCAGGCTCTACACACTCATCCCGTCGTATGTATTTGTCGACATCCGCTTTGCGGCGGAGATCTATTACACGATCCGGGCGATCCCCAGCGTGATCCGGTTTGTGGGCACGGGCTGCGGGGAGCCCTCCACCCTCACCTATCTGGAGGCGGAGTGGATCAGGCTGCTCGCGAGCGACGGGGAGCCGCTGGAGCCGACCGTGATCCGAGTGCCGGAGGACGGCAGGCCGGAGATCGTGGGCGGCGTGCTCGCCCGCTTCCCGGCGCGGATCGTCGAGTACGACCTGCGCCATAAGCGGGCCAAGGTAACGATCACGCTCTGCGGGGAGCAGCGGGAGCTGCAGCTCTCCGTGGTGCGAGAGGACGAGGAGGATACCGGGCAGGAGCCCGATCCGATATAACCGTAACAGATGGATCGTTCATGAACCGGGGGCGGCGGCAACCGCCCCCACGACCGTTTAGATTTAAACGGTAGGCAACTAAAATTTAAACGATACCGAGGAGGCCGGGCGGTTGATGCGTCCCGCGCGGTACGAGCCGGAGGACATAAGGGGCGCTGCACGGGCCGGATCGGCCCGATGGCGGAGCATATCCGGGCCAAAATGCCGGATATTTGCATGTCGCTCCGCTGCCTCCGGTTGAGGATGCGTTTAAACGCGCGTTAACCCCGTTTAAATTTTGACGCATGAGATTTTGCGAGCAACTTTACCCCTTTCCCCTGAGAGGCCTTACAGAGCCTCCCAGGGGCTGTTTTTTTGCATTTTGGAGGTGATGACAGGATGGCAGGGCCCAAATTAAGCCCTCTGGACGCCCTCAAGGGGGCGCTGGAGGACGCAGAAGCCAAAATCCAGGAGGATAGCGGCCAAAATTTAAACGATCTACGCGATCTCTTAAACGATTACCTCCAGCGTGGCGACGAGCCTGAGCGCAGGCGGTTGCTGCGGGAGTATGAGCGCGGCGGGCAGCTCACCGGCCCGCGCGGCATCCGCAGGCGGCTCGGGGCCATTGACATGGAGTTTTTTGGCCGGGCGTACTTTGGCCACTATTTTAGCCGCCCCTCTCCGCAGTTTCACCGGGCGCTCGATGCCATCTGGAGGGATGGCGTCCTCAAGGGGCGGTATCCCCTGACGGACGCGGATGCCAAGATCATCAGCCGGTTGCCGGGATCGCGCCGGGGCGTGGCCGCACCCCGTGGCCACGCCAAGAGCACCAACTTGACCTTTAAGGGCACCGTGCATGCGGTGCTCTACGGGTACAAGCACTACCCGATCATCCTCTCCGACAGCTCAGAGCAATCCGAGGGATTTTTGGAGTCGATCCGCGTGGAGCTGGAGGACAATGCCGCGATCCGCGAGGACTTTGGCGAGTTGGCTGGGCCGGTGTGGCGGAGTAACGTCCTCGTCACCAAGACCAATATCAAAATCGAGGCCATCGGCTCCGGCAAAAAGATCAGAGGCCGTAAGCACCGCAACTGGCGGCCCGACCTGATCATTTTGGATGACGTGGAAAACGACGAAAACGTTCGCACGCCGGAGCAGCGGCGCAAGCTGCGGGATTGGTTTAACAAGGCGGTCAGTAAGGCGGGCGACGATTACACGGACATCGTGTATATCGGCACACTGCTGCACTATGACAGCCTGCTGGCCAACACCCTGCGCAACCCGGCTTATCAGGCGATCAAGTACAAGGCGGTTATCAGATGGAGCAAGGCCGACGCCCTGTGGCGAGAGTGGGAGGCGCTCTACACTGACCTCGACGACCCCGACCGCGCGGCGCACGCGCTGGCATATTTTGATGCTCATAAGGCGGAGATGCTGGCTGGGACGGAGGTCTTGTGGGAGGCCAAGCTCTCTTACTACGACCTGATGTGCATCCGTATCTCCGAGGGCGAGAGCTCGTTTAACTCCGAGCTGCAAAACGAGCCAATCAACCCGGACGACTGCATCTTTATGGAGGAGTGGCTCGACTGCTATAACGAGGCCGAGATCAATTTTGGCAACGGAGATTTTGCGTTTTTTGGGTTTGTCGACCCCTCGCTCGGCAAGAGCAAAAACAGCGACTACTCGGCGATTGTCACGCTCGCCAAGCACACGCCGACCGGCTACATGTACGTCCTCGACGCGGACATCGAGCGGCGGCATCCCGACCGGATCATCTCGGATGTGCTCCATAAGGAGGAGTGGTTGCGCAACACCTACGGGCGGGGTTACGCCAAGCTGGGCGCGGAGACCAACCAATTCCAGTGGTTTCTCAAAGAGGAGTTGGCCAAGGCTTCCGCCCGCGCGGGTCTGTACCTGCCCATTGAGGAGGTACAGCAGACCAGCGATAAGATCATGCGCATCCAGACGCTGCAGCCCGACATTAAAAATAAGTACATCAAGTTTAACCGGCGGCACAAGCGGCTGCTGGAGCAGCTGCTGCAGTTTCCCATGGCGGCCCACGACGACGGGCCGGACGCGCTTGAAGGCGCGCGCAGCATCGCCAAAAACGAGCAGCGGTTTGTCGTTTTCAGCCGCCGCGACTTAGGGATATAAATAGTATAGGAGGCAGGACGATGGAGGCATCCAGCTTAAGCGATATCTGCAATGTATGCGCCCACAAGGATACCTGTGGACATCAGTATACGGAGGGCATCACATGGCGCAATACTGCACACGGGATTGAGATCAGTATCCATCAGCATCCATATACCCATACCAGCATTACAGTGGAGGGCCTTGCGCGACTGATCGGTGAGGCCATGACGGGGCAATGCCGCAGATGGGAGGCAGAGTAATGTCATCGGTCTACATGGATAGGGCGTCATATCAGACGCTGGACGCGGCAGGCGTTAAGCGCCTGATCGACCGGCACATGCTGGCGGACGAGGACAAGTACCGACACCTGCAGGAGTATTACCTCGGCAAACACAGTATCCTCCACAGCCATAAGGAGCACAGCGCCTCGCCCAATAACCGCATCGTCTGCAACGTCGCCAAGTACATCACGGACACGGCCACCGGGTATTTCCTCGGGCAGCCCGTGGTATACGGCTGCCCGGATGACAATTACCTCGCGCAGCTGCAGGACATTATGGATTACAACGACGAGCAGGATCACAACGCAGAGCTGGCCAAGAGCTGCTCCATTAAGGGGAGCTGCTGCGAGATGCTCTATCTCGACGAGGACGCCGCGATCCGCATTGCCCTGATGGAGCCCGCCGACTGCCTCGTCATCTACCCGACCGGCTCAGAGGAGCCGATGGGCGCGATCCGGCGCATTGTCACCGAGGATAAGGACGGCAACAAGATCACGCGTTACGAGTGGTGGCGCGAGGAGGACGTCTGGTATTTTGCTGCCCCGGACGGCGGCTCCCTGCAGCTCGCAGGCACGGAGGATCATTACTGGCACGGCGTACCGGTGGTCGAGTACCGCAATAACGATGAGCGCATGGGCGATTATGAGAGCGTCATCCCCATGATCGACGCCTACAACCGCGTGCAGAGCAATACCGCCAATATGTACCAATATAACGACGACGCGATCATGGTGCTCTCGCACATGGGCGCGGCCACGTCCAACGACATCGTCCAGATCAAGGAGGAGGGCGCGATCAGCCTTGCCAACGGCGGCGAGATCAGCTGGCTGACCAAGGATGTCAGCGACGTGGGCCTCGAGCACTATAAGGATCGGCTGACGCGGGACATCCACGCATTGAGCGGCGTGCCGCGATTGTCGGACGAGCAGTTTGCGGGTAATCTCTCGGGCGTCGCCATCTCATATAAGCTGTGGGGCCTCGAGCAGGTCACGGCCATCAAGGAGCGCAAGTTTAAGCGCAGCCTGCAGCGCCGCGCCGAACTGATTACCAACATCCTGCATATCACCAGCAATCCCGCCTATGATTATCGCGATATCTCTATCCAATTTAGACGCAACCAACCCCAAAATCTGCCGGAGCTCGCGGAGGTGGTGACCAAGCTGGCCGCCGACCTCTCGCGCGAGACGCGACTCAAGCTCCTGCCCGTCGTCAATAACGTGCAGGATGAGATCGACAAGCTCAAGGCTGAGGAGGACGAGCAGCTTAAGGCCGCCGCTCCCACCACCGGGTATGAGGCGTTGGCCAAGGCGCTACGGGAGGCCAATGAGCCGCCCGCTGAAGGGGCCGAGGACGGTGACAGCGCATGAGCGATAACTATTGGATCAATCTCGCCAAGCGCGAGGCGCTCCAGACCGCGCGCCGGGCGGATCAGTATGTCAATGAGCTCATGACCATCTATGAGGAGGCGGCGGCACAGATCGAGCAGGGGATTGCCGCGTTATATGGACGATACGCCAAGGATAACCGCCTGACAGACGCGCAGGCACGTCAGCTGCTGTCAGGCAAGGAGTACAGCAGGTGGCGCATGTCGATTGACCGGTATGTCAAGGCCTTATCCGGCCCCGCAAAGGATAGCAGGATGCTGCTAGAGCTTAACACCTTATCGGCCAAGAGCCGGATCAGCCGCAAGGAGCAGCTGCTCGGCGACATCTACCGGCACATGATTGACCTTGCCGGGGACGCGGACGGCAGGATCAGACGGATGATGCGCGACACGCTGGTCAACAGCTATTACGAGGGCTGCTACGGCGTGCAGCGCGGGCTGCGGCTGGGCTTTGGCGTCGCGCGTCTCGACGATAAGCTCATTAAGCGAGTCCTTGATGAGCCGTGGAGTGAGCGGACATTTTCGGCGGCGGTGTGGGGCAACACCGACCATCTGGCGATGGTAACACGGCGCGAGGTCTCCATCGGACTTACCAAGGGCAGCAGCATCCAGCAGATGACCAAGGGCGTCAACGACGCAATGGGCGCAGGCCGGTACGCGGCGGAGCGCCTTGTGCGCACGGAGTGCACGCATTTTGCGGCGGAGGCTCGATTGCTGTCCTACAAGGAGACGGGCGTCAAGCGTTATCGCTTTGTGGGCGGCGGCGAGGGCGGACATTGCCACTGCGCCGAATTAAACGGACAGGAGTATGACGTCGATGCGGCTAAGCCAGGGATTGACTACCCGCCAATCCACCCCAATTGTACCTGCACCATTGTGGCGGTGCCGTCGCGGCGCATGTTTGCGCCGTATGAGGCGGTGCCGATCCCGGAGAGCATCAAGTATGAGGACTGGTACGACGATTACGTCGCGCACACGCAGCGGCCACCAAGGAGGCGTAAGTGATGGGACATGAGGATAAGCCGGTCGGTTACGACGGTGCAAGGCTGATGATCGAGCACGAGCTCACAGGGCTATGCGAGATATGCGCGCCATCGGAGATCGGGATAGCGATCTATGACTATTACCTGCAGACGTGGATCAACCCGCAATACAAGGGATACCGAGCGGAGGCCGCCCTAGACGTCCTCCAGACGCACCTGCCCGTCTATGCCAAGACCTACGGCGCGGACGCGGTCAAGGCCGCGCTGCGTGACCTATATAACGAGCGGTATGCGAGGGAGGGACGGGCGCTGTGACAGGTAAGCGGTGGACAGGCGTGGACGCTTTCGAGCACATCCGCCTCGTCGAGGCGGGCGTGCTCCCACGGGGGCTCACCTACCTGTCTGCATACGACTACATCGGCCTCCCCGTCCCGCAGGACGGAGAGGAAGAAAACACGCGGATAACCGGCGGTTAAACGCCGGATATCAATAAATTAACCGGAGGTTATATGATCATGGCAGATGTATTAGACACGACCGTCACCAAGACAGCGGAGCCGGAAGCCACTCCCGCAGCGGAGACAACGCCCACCGGCCAAGAGCCGGAGGGCAAAGAGGCAAAGCCGGAGAGCAAGTTCCTCCAGCGGCTCGGTAAGCTGCTGGGGATCGGCGGCGACGGCGAGGACGATGGGGATGGAGCCGCTAAGTCCAAAGAGGACGGCAAGGCAGACCCACCGCCCAAGGATGGCCAGACCTACACAGAGGCCGACCTGCAGGCGCGCATCGACGCGGCCAAGGCACAATGGCAGGCTGAGCAGGAGGAGCAGGCGCGTCTCGCCAAGCTCAGCCCGGAGGAGCGGGCCAAGGCGGAGGCGGCCAAGACCAGCGACCGGGTCGCTCAGTTGGAGGCACAGCTGCTCGCGCACGACCTCAAGGATAAGGCGGTCGCCCGCTTAAGCGGCGATGGCTATCCGGTTGGGCTTGCCGACCTGCTGCCGCTGACCAGCGAGCAGGACATGACGGCGGCCTGCGACAAGCTGACCGAGGCGTTTGACGCGGCGGTCGCGGCCACCGTCAAGGAGCGGCTGCGCGGCAAGACGCCGGAGGGCCTCGGCAAGGGGGCCAACGCCAACGAGGCGATCCGCAATGAGATCGCCAAAAACATCAGAGGAGGGATATAAGCCATGCCCAACAACTTACAGTATGCATCCGTATTCCAATCCGAGCTCGACAAGGCGGCGGTCGAGCAGGCAACGTCCGGCTGGATGGAGCCCAACTCCAGCCTGATCCGGTACAACGGCGGCAAGACCGTCAAGGTGCCGCAGATCGTTATGGACGGCCTCGCTGACTATGATAACGGGTTTGTGGACGGGGACGTTACCCTGACGTGGCAAGACCTCACGTTTGCGATGGATCGAGGCCGCAGGTTTAGCCTTGACGAGCACGAGGTTAACGACACCAATTTTGTGGCCACGGCGTCGCAGGTTATGGGCGAGTTCCAGCGCACCCGAGTGGTGCCTGAGATCGACGCCTACCGCTACAGCAAGATCGCGGCGGGAGCCATCGCCAACAAGCGGGCATCCGGCGGATACACGCCGTCCGCCGCTGACATCCTCTCCAAGCTATACTACGACGTGGCCGCCGTGCAGGACGCGGTCGGCAACGACACCCCGCTGGTGATCACCATGTCCACGCTGGTCGCGGCAATCCTGGATACCTCGTCGGAGATCGCCAAAAAGCTTGACATCGTCGATTTTCGGCAAGGCGGCGTGACCCTCAAGGTCAGCGCCCTCAACGGCGAGCACCCGATCCGGCGCGTCGGCTCCGGGCGGCTCAAGAGCGCATATATCTTTGCGGACGGTAAGACCGAGGGGCAAAAGACGGGCGGCTTTGCCCCCGCCGACGGCGCGCTCGACGTCAACTGGATCATCTGCCCGCGCACGGTGCCGATCGCGGTCTCCCGCACCGACAAGGTGCGCATCTTTGATCCGGAGACCAATCAGACCGCGCGCTCGTGGATGCTCGATTATCGTAAGTATCACGATCTGTGGATCACCAACAACAAGTGGCCGCAGGTGTGGGTTAACTGCAAGCAGGCGCTGCCGACAACCTGAGAGGAGGATCTCACATGATTATATTACAGCGTGATAACGTCGTGCGCAGGGTGGCCTCGGACGAGGCCGCCCGCAAGCTGGAGGAGCAAGGCTTTGCCCGCACCGGCGGGATCGCCGAGGTTGACAATACTGCCGTCGGGATCAATATCGACCTCGACGCGCTGGCAGATAAGCTCGCGGAGCGCCTCAAGGCGGGCGAGTCCCTGACCGGGGAGGCTGTCGCCAAGTCGCTCCTTGATGAGGAGGAGCAGCCCGCAAAGCCCGCAGCCAAGCCCAAGGGTGGCGGCAAGGCCGCCCCGAAAGCGGGTGCCACCCATGACGGTGCATGATCAGATCGAGCGGATCACATCCAATATTAGGCGCGTGCATATCCTCTCCACCGACGATGCAGAGATGGTCAGGCGGCGCGTACAGATGGCCGTCACGCGCATCCTCTCCTCCTGCAACCGCGACGACCTGCCGGAGGAGCTGGAGATCGTGGCCGCACAGATGGCCGAGGACATGCTGCGGGACGATACCGTCATCGAGACGCCCCAGCAGGTCGCAAGCGTCACGCGCGGCGATACGTCCATCAGCTACCGGGACAAGACGTCTAACGCCAAGGCGACGCGGGATTACCTGCAGGACTATGAGGATATCCTGTGGCGTTACCGTAAGCCGGGCGTCCCGAGGAGGGAGGAGCCATGATGAGCCATAACACTGAGGCAGATATCCTCGCCGCCACCTACGGGGACGCATGTACGGTATACCGGCCCGTCAAGCGGATGCTGCCCAATCTCGAGACGGTCATCCGGGACGGGCTCGACGGGGAGATCGTGATGAGCGGTATCCCCTGCGCCCTGTCCTCCCCGTCAGGCGGCAAGCTGCAACACGGGGAGGTTACCTCCGACGTCAAGACCGACTATCTCCTTTTCACCCGCCCGGAGGTGGATATCCGGGCGGGCGACACGGTGCTTGTCACCCGCCTTGGGCGGACGTACCGCACCGTCGCGGGCAAGCCGGAGCAGCAGCCGAGCCACAATAATATTCCGCTGACGCTCGCGGAGGACACGGTATGAGCGGCACGGATTATGGGTTTGACGGCCTCGACGAGTACGCCGGGTTGTTTGAGCGGGCCGCGCGGGAGTGGCCCGCCGAATTTGAGCAGCTTGTGCTCGACATCGCGCACGAGCTGCAGGGGCGGCTCTCCTCCGACCTCACGCCAAAGGATACCGGCCACCTGCGCGGCAGCTGGACGGTGGGCGATATCGTCCGTAAGGGTGGCGAGTACGTCGTTGAGGTCTACACCGATCTCGAGTATGCCGACCCTGTCAACTACGGCCACCGCACGCGGGGCGGCGGCTACGTCCCCGGCGCGCACATGATGGAGATCTCCCTTGCGCAGGTCGAGGCGCGGCTGCCCTCCTACCTGCACGAGTGGCTACAGGACTTTATGTCAGCCCACGACTTATAGGAGCAATATGAGCAACGTATATCACCAGATCAAGGACGCCATCGTCCGGGCGCTCAAAACGGCGCTGCCGGACATGGACGTTACGAGCGAGCACCTTGCCAAGACCGATTACGGGGGCAAGTCCAATATTACCGATTACATCTATATCGGCCTGACGCCCGTCAGCCGGGAGACCGTGAGCGCGTACCATACGCGGCACAGCGTCGTCATCGACCTGGCCGTGCATACGGCCCGCGAGGACAACGCCGGATATTGGGCGCTCGCCGATGCGATAGACCATTCCATCCGCCCGGTCATCCGTTGGGACGACCGGGCGATTACCGTCCCCAGCGTTGCGTATAAGATCGTCGACCGGATATTGCACTGCACCTTTACGCTGGCCGTTATGGTCAGCTGCGAGGAGCCGGAGCAGTATCCGCTGGCCGAGACGCTGGAGGCGGATATCATCACACCACAAGGGAGGGTAACGAGTGGGATTACCTGAGATTAACATCACATTTGCGACCAAGGGCCAGACCGCGATCCAGCGCAGCGCGCGCGGGATCGTCGCCTGCGTCCTCAAGGATAATACCGAGGGCGGCGCTGCCGAGACGGTATACACATCCCTCGCGGACGTGGACTTTAGCCATTGGTCACAGCGCAATTATGAGTACCTTAAGCTAATCCTTGAGGGAGCGCCGAGCAAGGTGCTCGTGCTGCGCATCAAGCAGGATGCGGAGGACTATACAGCGGCCCTTAAGACGCTCAAGAGCCGCGTGTGGAATTACCTGACGATCCCGTCACTGACAACGGAGCAGACAGCCCCGGTGGTCGCATGGATCAAACAGGCCCGCGACAGCGACCATAAGACGTATAAGGCGGTGCTGGCCAACACAACGGCGGATCATGAGGGCATTATCAACCTGACGACCGGCAGCATTGCTACTGACCTCGCTCCAAGCGACACCTGCACGGCGGCAGAGTACTGCGCGCGCATTGCGGGCGTGCTAGCGGGACTACCCTTAAGCCGCAGCAGCACGTACTATGAGCTGACGGACATCACGTCCGCAGCCGTCCCGGACGACCCGGATGCGCGCATCGACAAGGGCGAGCTCGTGATCATCGACGACAACGGCGCATACAAGATTGGGCGCGGGGTCAACTCCCTCACCTCCTACACGGAGGACAAGGGCAAGGACATGGCCAAGATCAAGATTGTCGAGGGCGTCGACCTGTACCGGGACGACATCAGCGCGACGTTTGCGGGCCAGTATGTCGGCAAGGTCGTCAATAATTACGACCATAAGCAGGCGCTGGTCGCCGCCATCGACAACTACCACAAGCAGCTCGCGGGCGACGTGCTCGACCCGGATTACGACAGCACAGTCGCGGTCGATATCGACGCACAGCGGGCGTATCTGGAGGCTCACGGCACCGACACCTCAGAGATGGAGGATATCGACATCGCCAAGGCCAACACGGGCAGCATGGTATATCTGGTCTGCTCGGTCAAATTTGTGGACGCCATGGAGGATCTTACTCTCCGCGTCAACATGTGAGGGGGTGTAAGGCATGGGTAAGGTACCGGGATACAGGACGCTCACCGGCACATACGCAGAGATCTGGCAAGACGGCGAATTGATCGCAGAGGCCAAAAAAATTGAAATGAAGATCACATATAACCGCGAGGACGTCCAGCTGGGACTTGACGTCGACAGCAAGGTGACAGGTCAGGCTGGTGAGTGGACAATGACGCTCAACAAGGTGTACTCCCGTTATGAGGAGGTGCGCCAGAGCATCAACAAGGGCGTCGACAAGCGGCTGCAGATCATTACCAAGCTCGCCGACCCGGACGCGGTCGGGCATCAGATCGAGCGCTACTCGACGAGTAACTGCTGGGTTAACGACCTGCCGGTCGTCTCCTATGAGCGCGGCGCGCTGGTTGAGATGGAGGTGTCGGGCGGGTTTACCCCGTCCGATCTTGTCAACTTAGATCGGATCAAATAAGGAGGAGCATCATGTCAGATAAGCAAAGCAAAACCAATTTTGAGGCGTGGGTGGCCAAGGCGGCTCAGCGCCTCGAGGATAAGCGCGTCCCGCGCAAGCGGAGGCTGTACATCCCCTCGCTCGACGAGGAGATCACCATCCGCAGCCTGACTACCCGCGAGATCGCGGACGTCATGGACAGCGATGATACGGACTCCCTGCGGCAGGATAAGCGGGCGGTATATACCGCAGTCGTGGAGCCTGACCTGCACGCGCTTGCCAAGCAGCTGCAGGAGGCAGGACAGATCGTTGATCCGATGGATGTTACAGATATCTTTGAGCAACACGAGCGCGCCGAAATTGTGCTGCAGGTTATGGAGATCAGCGGCATCACCGGCGACTCCATCAGTGTGGTGGACGCCGCAAAAAACTGATTGCCCATGACGACGAGGCGTATCTCCTCCACTATTATCTGCAGCGCGGGATCTTGCCGGACTATATCCTGTCCCTTGACACGTTGTCAAGGGCATTTTTTGCGGCGTCGATGGCGACCGCGCAGGAGGAGCGGCGGCAATTTTGGGGCTTAGGGGGTGACGACTGATGCATGTATTATCCGGCGTCATCTCCCTCAAGGATAACGCGACCGCCACACTGCGGGCGGTGCGCAAAGAACAGTCGGCCTTTAAGCGCGAGGTCGACAACACCAAAAAGAGCCTCACCAAAACATGGGACAAAAAGTATAAGGCGCGGCTGGACGCGACGGCGGCCAGCAAAAAGGCCAAGGAGCTGAGCGACAAACTCAAGCCCCTGCGCAAAAAGGTCGTGACTGCCGTGGCGCTCAAGGACGCCGCGACAGCCAAGGTCAAGGCTCTCAGCAGCAAACTCAAGGCGGTTGGCAAAACGGTCGCCAAGCCCGTCGTCAGCGTCGTCGTCAAGGGCGCTCAGGCACTATCCTCTGTTGGCAAGGGGATCGCAAAGGTTGGTAAGGTTGCCGCCGCAGGCGTCGGGGCGGTAGCCGCAGCCGGGGCCGCAGGGCTTACCGCCCTGTTTAACGGCTCCACCGACGCCGCAAAAGCACAGATCGAGGCCGAGACCAAGCTGGAGGCAGTCCTCGGCAATGTCAAGTCCATCCAGTCCCAAGGTGCCGGGGCAGCTGCCAAGGCCAAATCTAACCTCATGGGTGTGGCGAGCAGCCTGCAACAGGTCGGCGTCATCGGAGACGAGGTCACCCTCGCGGGTATGCAGCAACTAGCCACATACCAGCTGTCGGATAAGGAGATCAGCACCTTGTCCAGCGGCATGACCGACCTGCTGGCGCAGCAAAAGGGGCTCAATGCCACCCAGCAGGACGCCGTCAATATCGGCAACATGATCGGCAAGGCCATGCAGGGCAATGTCGGCGCGCTTTCGCGCGTCGGCATCACGTTTACCGATGCGCAGGCGGAAGCGATCAAGACGGGCGACGCCACACAACGCGCTGCCGTCATGGCGGACGTACTGAAACAAAATGTCGGCGGGGTCAACAAGGCGCTCGCCGAAACCGACCAAGGCAAAATCCAACAGATGGAAAATTCCTATGGAGACATGAAGGAAGAGGTCGGTAAGCTTGCCCTCAGCATGAAGGCGAAGCTCGCGGGCGTCGTCATGAAAAACATCCCGACGATCCAAAAGCTCGGCACCACGGTCATGGGCGTCATCTCCAAGGTGGCCGACGTCGCCATGCCCGTCATTGACAAGGTCATCACCTATGTCACGCCGGTCGTCGACCGGGTGGTCGGCAAAATCGGGAGTGTCGCCTCAAGCATCGGCCCCGCGTTTGCGACGATCTCCAAGGGGTTTAAGCCTCTGATCGGCCCGCTCAAGACCTTTGGGGCGAGTGTAGCGGGTACGCTCGGCACGGTCGCCTCTAGCGTCATGCCCGCCGTCTCCAGCATCATCGGCACGGTGCAGCAGGTGCTGCCCTCCGTGCTGCCGATCCTGTCCTCCGTCATCAGCACGGTCGGCACAGTGGTCGGGCAGACAGCCCCCATCATTGCCAGCGCGATCTCGGCCTTTGGGACGGTGATCACCACCATCGCCCCAGTCGTCAAGACCATCTTTGACGGGATTGGGTCCAAGGTCAGCACTGTTATCGGCATCATCAGCGACAACATGGGCTGGATTACCGACGTCATCAGCACGGCGGCACCGGTTATCAAGGACATCCTCTCGACGGCTTGGTCGGTGATCTCTCCGATCATGGACGCCTGCATCAATGTGTTTAGGGTGTTATTAGGCGTTGTCAAAAAAGTATTTCCAACGATCCAGACGGTAATCGAAAAGGTCTGGACGGTCATTAAGCCCATCGTCTCCGGGATCGGCACGGTCATCGGCGGCATCTCCAGCGGCATCGGCTGGATCGCCGACAAGCTCGGCGTCGGATCGGGCGACGGTAAGGCGGGCAACAATGCCACCGGCACCTCAAACTGGCGCGGCGGCCCTACGTGGGTCGGCGAGCACGGGCCGGAGCTCATGGCGCTGCCCAAGGGCACGCGCATCGCGTCCAACCCGCAGTCCAAGCGCCAAGTGCGCAAACAGGAGGATGATAGCCCCAAGCCGCAGGGCGGCAAGGGCGGCATCGTTATCCATATCAATATCCCTAAGCTCGCGGATCAGATCATTGTCCGCGAGGAGGCGGATATCGACCGTATCGGCGAGGCGGTCACCAAGCGTGTCGTGCTCGCCGTCCGTAATAGCATCGCATAGGAGGTGAGGCCATATATGCCAGTTAAGAGCAGGACAATTGAGCTGAGCGTCGACAACCGTAAGGAGCGGCTGGTGCTGCCGGTCAACCCGCAGGAGGTCTCCATCGACACGGCAAGCCTTAACCAGCACGTGCAGCTGCTCACGGTCGGCGAGGCCAACCTCTTAGGCCCGCGCGGCCTCGCCTCCGCCACCCTCTCGGGATTTTTCCCGGCGCAGGGGTCGCCGGTTGGCCGCTACGCCGACCGCAGCCCTCAATCCTATGTCAGCACCCTCACGCGCTGGCGGGATGCCTGCAAGCCCGTGCGGCTGATTATATCGGACATGGGTGTCAATCTTGCAATGGCCATCGAGAGCCTGCAATTTGTTTACCACGAGGGTAGCCAGGATATCTCATATACTATCCAGCTGGCAGAGTATCGCCAGCTGAATGTGCCGACCGTCAAGGTGGCGGTCAAGACCCCGCGCCCCGCCGTCAAGGTGGTCTCCCGCACCTATACGGTGCGCACCGGCGACTGCCTCTGGACGATTGCAAAGAGGTACTACGGCAACGGCAACAAGTGGCAAAAGATCTATAACGCCAATCGAGGCAAGATTAAAAATCCCAACCTGATCTACACCGGGCAGAGGCTGGTGATCCCCGCATGACGGTTAAGCTGGCGGCGGGCAAGTACGATATCAGCAAGCTCGCCGACAAGATCACATGGAGCGGAGATACCAAGCAGGTCGCCCGGGAGCTCAGCTTTGCGATCCCTCGTATGGAGAGCGACAAGCATCTGCCCAAGGCTGCCATCAATGAGGGAGATCCCGTCACCTTGCAGGTGGACGGCAAGGAGCTATTTTACGGCGTTGTTATGGACATTGAGCGCAACGTCTCATCCTATACGGTCAGCTACACCGCGTTTGATCTGCTCTGGTATGTCAACCAGTCCGACATCAACCACGTCTACAGCGGTACACCGGAGAGCATCACCGCGCGTATCTGCGCGGAGCTCGGCGTGCCGCTTGGCAGCGCCGCTAAGACCGGTATCAGCGTCTACATGCCGTGCCTCGGCAAAAAGGCGTATGAGGCTATTATGGCGGCCTATACCGCCGCCTCCCGGCGCAACGGCAAAAAGTATATCCCTCTCATGCGGCGGGACAAGCTGCAGGTCATCGTCAAGGGGACGTATTGCGGCGTGGTGCTCGACGGCAGCTATAACCTGACGGAGGCAACCTACAAGTCGAGCCTGCAGCAGCTCGTCAACCGCGTGATCGTAACCGATAAGGACGGCAAGACCGTCGACACGGTGCAGGACGCGGCATCCCGGCGCAAGTACGGCACTGTCCAGCGTGTGTATAAGCAGCAGGACGACGTCAACAACGCCGCCGAGGCAAGGGCGCTCCTTAAAGGCCTTGAGCGGTCGGGCAGCGTCACGGCCCTCGGCGACGTGCGGGCCGTGTCCGGGTACTCCGTCGCCGTGCAGGAGCCGGTCAGCGGACTGTACGGCAAATTTTTTGTCGAGGCGGACACCCACACGTGGGAGGCGGGCAAATACACGATGCAGTTGACGCTCGCCTTTGATAATCTGATGGATGAGTATGAGATCGATAAGCCGGATAAGGATAAGGCCAAGGCCAAATAAGGAGGGATCACATGTCACGATGGGCCATCGAGCTCGCAGAGGCCCTGCGGGGCCAGAGCGGAGCGGACGGGACGGACGGCATCACCCTGCGCCGCGCGACCGTTACCTCGGTTAACCCGCTGGGGATCAGCATCAACGGCGCTGCCATCACCCGCAATATCTACTGCAACCCGGCGTATACGCTGGAGGGATATGACACAGTCGACAAGCTGCGGGAGGTCTTTGCGGACGCGCCGGAGCCCGCCGCCCTCTTTGACTTTTTGCAGTCGTTTCATTCGACATTTATGATGCATGTGGGCGACAGTGTCCTCACGGCGCAGATCGGCAACTCGTTTTATGTTTTGGAGCGGGTGGTGAGTGGCGTATGAGCGATGATATCGGCATCTTTCCATTCGTCCCCACCGCTGAGGTGGAGGACGTTACGGACGAGGCGGCCAGCGACGCGCTGCCGCTCTACCGGGAGTATGCATACGATTACGAGCACAACTGCCTCCTGACCGGGCCGGACGGTAACACCTATCTGGTTGAGGGCAACGAGGCGATCAGGATATGGATTTACAAGGCGCTGCGCACACCACGTTACGCACACGCGGCCTATGATGACGATTACGGATGCGAGCTCGGCAACCTCATGGGAGAGCCGATGAGCAGCGAGGTGACGCGCCTCGAGATCAAGCGGTACATCACGGAGGCGCTGATGGTCAATCCATACATCGAGGAGCTCAGCGATTTTCGGTTCGCCTCCACGCGCAGCGGCGTGGAGGTCACTTTTACCGTCCGCACCGGCTACGGGACGGACACGATCACAGTCAACGAGGAGGGCACGGTCTATGCCTTATGATTACGACGCGCAGTCAATCCTTGCCCGGCTTATGGACGGCCTTCAGAGCGACGCCAATCGCCTGCAGGGCGGGTTTTGCGCGGATAACCTGCAGGCCGTGGCCGAGGAGCTCGCCCGTTACCGGGCGATGATCCTCGAGTACGCGGTCGAGCAGACGATGCTTGACACCGCCGAGGGGGAGTACCTTGACCGCAAGGCGCTGGAGCACAATGAGGCGCGCCTCGACGGCGAGGCGGACGACGCATTCCGGGCGCGGCTGCTCGATAAGATCAGGCAGCCGATCACCTCCGGCAATGCCAACCATTACGTCTATTGGGCGCGGCAGGTGCCGGGCGTGGGCGCTGCCCGATGCATCCCCGTATGGGACGGCCCCGGCACGGTCAAGGTGGTCATCCTCTCCGCCGCGATGGCGGAGCCCGACGACGCCCTGATCGCCGCCGCGCAGTCCTATATCGAGACGCAGCGCCCCATCGGCGCGTCGGTCACGGTCAGCAAGGCCGTGCCCGTGGACGTGACGATCAGCGTCACGGCGACGCTGGAGGCCGGGTATAACCCGGAGGAGGTGCGGACGCAGATCGCCTCTGTAATCCAGTCATATTGCACGGAGATCGCGTTTGATCTGACCACGCTCAGCTACCATAAGCTGGGCGACCTGATGTTTGGCGTGCCTGGGATCGTGGATATCTCCGCGTACACGCTTAACGGCAAGACGGCCTCGCTCACACTGACCGCCGAGCAATTTGCCCGCCTGCGGGAGGTGGCCCTCAATGCTTAACGAGCCGCAGATGCTGCCCGCGTTTGTCAGGTCGATGGAGCAGATGCAAGACCTCCTGCGGACAGAGCAGGCGGAGCTTGACCGCACCGAGGCCGCCATCCGCGACGCCACGGATCAGCGCTATATCAATTCGGCAACATGGACGCTTGCGCGCTGGGAGCGGCTGTTTGGCCTGCCGTCCAACGACAGCGTCCCGGCAGAGCTGCGCCGGGAGCAACTCCTCGCAAAGCGTAACGCCCGGCCCCCGGCCAGCGTCGAGTATATCCGGCTCGCGGCGGAGCAGATGACCGGCCAGCAGGTCACAATCATCGAGCAGCCGGGCAACTACGCATTTACCTTGCGCATCCACCTCAATGATATCTACTCGCTCGACCTTGCCGCCCTGCGGGCGCGCATCGACGAGCTCAAGCCCGCGCACCTGACCTACACCGTGGAGCAGTACGATCCCTCCGGGATCGACGTCCGGCAGCGGTACGCGGTCATGGTCGGCGAGGCCAAGCACTATACTTTATACCCACACCAAGGAGGAGACGGTAATGGCGACATGGGATAACGTCGTATACACCACGCTGGGCCTCAATCTGATGGCCAAGCTGCAGACCGGCGCGACACTGGAGATCACGCGGGCGGTCGGCGGCGACGGGCATACGAGCGCAGACGCGCTGACGGCTTTGACTGAGGTAACGGCCCGGCAAACCCTGACGCTCAGTAATGTGGTCTATAAGGGTAGCGGGCAGGCGCTACTCCCGGTCACGCTGTATAACCGGGGATTAACTGCAGGTTATCCGCTACGCCAGATCGGCATCTACGCGACCGACCCGGATGACGGCGAGGTGCTCATGCTGGTCGCGCAGTCCGAGCAGCCGGACACAATCCCCAGCGAGGCGGACAGCCCGGACTTTGTATCCAATTTTTCTTTTCACATTGCGCTCGGTAATGCCGGGCGCATCAATGTCAGCTACAGCCTGACGGACATGGCGACCAAGGCAGACTATGTCGCGTTTGTCGAGCAGGTCGAGGGCAAGCTCGGCCAACCCTCCGGCATCGCCACCCTCAACAGCAGTGGCAAGCTTGCGCAGATGCCCACGGCGGCGGACGTGGAGGCCATGCCGTCAATGCTTACGGATATCATATATGTTGACCAAGCAGACCCGATCCCACACTATGATAATCTGCGCAACTACATCACGCCGGGGCAGCGTGTCCATATTGCTACCGTAACCACCGCTATGAGTGTAGACAATTGCCCGGAGATGTCACCCGGGATGCTAGAGGTTGTGGAATACAATCACAGCAGAAAGACCGACCAAACATTGGCGATCATGCAGAGATATACGTCGCAAGTCAGCGGTATCACCTACACCTGCATACACACCCCGGATAACGGATATTGGAGCGGATGGAAAACGTCGGTAGCCTGTACCCGTGTGGACAGTGGGGTCTATATCGACCTCCCGGGAGGGATGCATATCTGCTTTGGATCGCAGACATATACCAACGTGGCGATCACTAATCAGACTAACGCAGGATGCTACGTAAGCGGCAGGATGTATTTTAATGGATATCCCAAGGCGTATCGTTATGCGCCACGCTGCCTCATATCGATTTCGGTTGGCAGCAACGGCCCATACTGGTTATCTGTTGACAGCAACGGGCCAACCATCACCCGTCCGCAGGGGTTTTTGCTCGCCACGACAACCGCAACTAATATATCCACAGTTACGTTATCATATGTCGCTATCGGTATATCTTAAGGAGGCCTAACCA